TGGAGATGACCCGGGACGAGATCTTCCAACGCACCATCGCCGCCGAGCTGGGCATCCCGTTCGAGCGGGTACGCGACGGCCGGCTGGGACAGGAGGAGTGGGATCGGATGATGGCCTGGGCCGCTGACGTGTCCGAAGCGCCGATCTGGGTCGACGACAACTCCTACGTCGACATGGCCTACGTCCGCACCGTCAGCCGCCAACGTGCAGCCGTCGAAGAGATCAACCTCGTCGTCGTCGACTACCTCCAGCTCATGGCCACCCCTGGCCGACGGATCGAGAACCGGCAGCAGGAAGTCGCCGACATGTCTCGGGGGCTGAAGTTGCTGGCCAAGGAGCTGAACTGCGTGGTCATCGCCGCCAGCCAGCTCAACCGGGAAGTTGAACGACGGGCCGACAAGCGCCCCAACCTGTCCGACCTACGGGAGAGTGGAGCTGTCGAACAGGACGCTGACATTGTGATCCTGCTGCACCGACCCGACTACTACGACGAGATGGACCGCCCCCGGGAAGCCGACATGATCGTTGCGAAGCAGCGCAACGGCCCCACCGGGGACATCGCGGTGTTCGCCGACCTGGGGCACATGCGGTTCCGTGATCTCGACGTAGTGTAAGGTCACGACAGACAGGGAGGTGGATCATGGGAACCGATGTCGTCCTGCGGAGCACCGACGTCCCGGTGTCGTTTACAGACCAGATGCAGATGGCCAAGGTGCTGGCCGAGTCCTCTCTGCTGCCGCGACACCTGCGTAACCAGCCGGCCAACGTCCTGGTCGTGCTTTCCGGTGCCCGTGCGTTGGATGTGCCGGCATTCTGGGCCTTGCAGTCGATGTTTGTTGTCGAGGGCAAACTCAGCATGTCGGCGGAGCTGATGCGTGCCCTGGCGATCCGGGCCGGTCACAAGGTCACCGTGGTCAAGCGGACCCGCGAAGAGGCCATCATCGAGGTGCAGCGGAAGGACAAGACCAAGCCCTACCGGGTTGAGTTCACCTGGGAGGATGCCGAAGCGGCTGAGCTGACCGACAAGCTGAACTGGAAGCGTTACCCAAAGGCCATGTTGGTGGCGCGGGCCACCGCCATCGCGGTCCGGGACGAATGTGCCGACGTGCTGTTCGGTGTGGTCTACACCCCGGAGGAGCTGGGAGCCACCGTCGACGAGGACGGCAACCCGGTGGTCGATGGTGAGATCGTCGAACCACCCAGCCAGGAAGACGTCAACAACTGGTCCTACGCCCTGTCCACCGTCGCCTTGGCGGAGATACCGGTGGTGTGGGCGGAGGTGTTGGCACAAGGCGCCACGGATGCACCGGCACCCAGCGGTGACACGCTGGCACAGACCCTGGCGACCCGGCTGGGACTGGAAGCGTTGGACTGCCAGATCAAGGCGCACGTGCGGGAGCTGTGGACCTTGGCCCGGGTGTGTGAAGTCCTCGACGCCACGGTCCAGGTCGGTGAGGAGCGGGAACCGCTGCGGTCCTACCTGACCCGCAAGGCTGACGAGCTGCCGGAACAGGAAGAAACCCCAGACCCCGTGGAGACGGAGAATGCCCAGCGGCTCCGGGAGCAGGCAGCCGCTAGCTGGGAGGAGACGGATGGACACGTGGCGGGATCAGGCCCCGGGAGCGGGGAATCATCCGGAGCCGACGACACCAACGACACGTGACGCAGCCGACCGGGCGCTGTTCTGGGCTTCGGTGAAGGATGCGGTAGTCGTCGAGGCGGAACTGGCCCGCCAGGATGTGGTCCGGCAGATGACCACAGCCGGCTCGTTGAAGCAGCAGGTGCTCGACGCGGACAAAACGGAGATGGGCACCGTCTCGATTTCCAGCCGACGGTGGGTTGCGGTGATCACCGACCCGGCGGCGCTCCTCGACTGGGTGATCCGTAACCGTCCCGACGAGATTGTTCCGATGATCCGGGAAAGCTACCTGGAGGCGTTGAAGGCCCAGGTGGTCCGCAACGCCAAGGATCCCGATGGGCCAGGACCCTACGCTGTCGATCCAGCCACAGGTGAAAGGCTTCCCGGTGTCGAGGCCCACCTGGTCCCCGGCAACCTGACCATCCGTAAGACATCCGAGGCCAAGACGCGGGCGCGAGCACTCCTGGGTGATCTACTCGGACGCGCGCTCGGCCGATGAGCTGGGAACAGTCCCGTATCCAGGTGCAGGCCCGCTGCCACGGCATGTGTGAGGGCTGTGGTGCGGCGATGCGGGAAGTCCACCATAGACAGCCCCGGGGAATGGGCGGGGTGTACGGCGCGGCGGCGGAAACCGCACACGCCACCAGCAACCTGATGGGCCTATGCCCTGGCTGCCACCGGTTCACCGAGACCGATCCCGAGCAGGCCCGGCAGCTTGGCTGGCTGGTGCGGCATGGAGTCAGCTCCCGTTCGGTGCCGGCACGGATGGTGACGGTGAACGGAGTGGGCTGGTTCCGCCTCGACGACGAAGCTGGCTACCACTGGGTGGACGAAGGTACTGCTCTATTCGTGGTACGGCTGGCGAACCGTGGCTGACCAGCGGCTGTATGGTCGGACTTGACAAGCGTGGCCGGACAAGGCAAGCTCTCAACCCGTTGGAACCAACAAACGGAGGGAGTAAAGGATGCCGACCGCAACCAGGACCCGGACGCGCAAGAGCGCCGACACCGGGCCGTATGTGGCTCCGTATCTGGAGGGAGTCGAAGGACTCACCGACGAGCAGAGCATGGCCATCCGGGGCAAGCTGGAAGATCTGGTCGTCCGGCAGGTGCGCCGTGCCGGTCACTGCGACGCCGCGTTGCAGATCATGCGCCCCGTCCTCGGCCAGTCCACGCTCGGCGCCAACGATCGCAACAGCTTCTACGACAGCGAAGGTGCCGACTGCTGGAACGAGCGTTGGCGGGACGAGAACGGCTTCGACAAGCAGGGCTTCGACCGCAACGGCTACAACGCCGAAGGCTTCAACCGGCAGGGGCGGGACCGCGACGGCTTCGACATCGAGGGGCGCGACGAGAACGGGGGCCACCGGGACGACCTGAGCCGGTTCATGTACGACTACAACGGCCGCACCATCGATGGCTGGGACCGCGATGGGCGTAACCGGGGTACCGGCCGCACCCGCGAGGAGCAGACGCAGTACGAGATCGATGCGGTCGACCGGTTCATCTACGACTGCAACGGCCGCAGCTTCGAGGGCTACACCCACTGGGGCGAGGGCCGCGACGGCCAGTACAACAGTTTCCACAACTACTCCGACTACCCGGACCGTCGGCGGGAAGCCTACGAGCGGCTCCAGGCTGCCCGTGCTGCCGCTGGGACCGTCGAGCCCGCTGCGGCGGAGACCGAGGTGACCACGTGAAGCTGACCGTAGAAACCCACAGTGGCAACGGCGACAGCCGGCGGACCTCCTACCCGCTGTACCTCGGCGTCGTCTACGAGATCGACGACGCGCACCGGCTGGTGTGGCGGACCGTCCTCAACGAGTTCGTCAACCATGCCCTCGGCGTCGAGCAGCAGACCGCCGTGTTCTACCTCGACGGTGTGCCGTTCGAGACCCTGACCCTGACTCGCGACCGCCACCCGGTGGCCTTCCATCCGGCCCGGATCGAGCCGGCGGCCACCGAGGCTCCGGCCGAACCCTCTGTCGTGTCGGAGTTGACAGAGCAGGCGGCCTAGGAGGAGGATCAACGGATCCCCTACCAAGGGTTCCGCTGCCCCGGAGAGTCGGGGTCTGTTCTCCGGGGCAGCGGTCGTACGCGGGACCTCCCAGGGGCTGGGCATCCGGTTAAAGTCCCACCTGGCTCTTGGGCCGCGTATGGTACGGTCAGACAGACGTTGACAACTGAATGAGCCGAAGCGCAGGGTCGGGTTACTTCGAATGTGAATCGAGAGGTTGCAGGTTCGAATCCTGTCCGGTCCCCTTCACCTGGGACCGGTAGCTCAAGTGGTAGAGCGCTAACGTGTCCTGTCCCGCCTGGTTCTCGGCTCACTCACATGGGGAGGCTGTCCCTCGGGACGGCACCGGTACAGGAGTCCACCAACGTGTAGGGCACGACGGTGGGGATCCGAGCGTGGTTCGAATCGGCGCCTCCCCTCGTATCACAACTGGATAGCTTCTCCCCGAAGCGTAGGACACGGGTTACTTCACCCTAATTGGATGATTGCAGGTTCGAGTCCTGTCGACCTAGCCCCGGAAACGGGAGAGGGTCGTCCGCCCCACTGGCAAGGGGCAACACCTGTATCCGCTGGTACTCGGGGAGTCACACGTACCGTGTGCTCCCACAGCACAGAGGCCCGAAGCGAAGTGGCGGGTTACTTCCTCCAACCTTTCGGAATCCGTACCTGCCATGCCTGGTTCTCGGACCTCTCGGGGAAGACGACAAGGAGGAGCACACGATGGCACGACTCAACCAGCCAGCGGTCCGGCTTACCCGGGGACCGGTACAGGCCGACCCTACGCCGACCGGTACCACCCACGAGGGTGGCGAAGGCTACGCCCGCGATCCCCGCTCCGAGCTGTTCCTCCTCGGTGCAATGAACTTCGTGGCCGAGGACACCTTCTACGAGAGCGCAGCCGAACGCGACACGCGATTCCTGCACCTCATCGAGATGGTCTACCAGCTCGACCCGGAGTGGCTGCTCGGGTTTCTGTTCTGGCTGCGGACCAGTGCGCACATGCGTACCGCGCCCGTCCTCGCCGCAGCCAAGGTTGCCCAGCTCGCCCGCAACGGTTCGGCGCCAGCTCGGGAGCCCAACGAGATCGGTTACGTCCGGGACTTGCTGCGTAGTGTCCTGTTGCGGGCCGATGAGCCAGGCGAGTTCGTCGCCTGGTGGCTGGCCAACGTCGGCCGCACGTTCCCCGGCGGGGTTCAGCGTGGCGTCGCCGACGCGGTGACGCGCCTCTACAACGAGTACAGCTTCGCCAAGTACGACAAGCCCCGTTCGGCCGTGCGGTTCGGTGACGTGATCGACCTGATCCACCCGACACCCAAGGCGCCGTGGCAGTCGCGGCTGTTCGAAGTCGCGCTGGCGGTCCGGCACAACCGGGAGCGGATCGACCTGACGGGCCTGGACATGCTCGAAGCCCGCCAGGAGATCATGGCAATTCCGGAAGGACAGCGACGTGCCTTCCTCGACCGGGACGACGCGGTGGACCTGCTGAACAAGGCAGGGCTCACCTGGGAGGCGGTCTCGGGCTGGGTGCAGGGCTCCCTCGACGCGCGGTTCTGGCAGTCGCTCGTCCCGACGATGGGGCTGTTCGCACTGGTGCGCAACCTGCGGAATATGGACGTGGCCGGTGTCGACGCGGCGACCGTCGAGCTGGTGCGGAGCCGGCTGCGGGACGAAGCACAGGTACGTGCTTCGCGCATGTTGCCGATGCGTTTCTACACCGCGTACCGGGAGGTCGGTTCGGACCGCTGGAGCGAAGCACTTGCTACCGCACTGGGGCACACGCTGGTCAACGTGCCAGCGCTGCCCGGCCGTACCCTCGTCCTGGTCGACCGGTCCGGTTCGATGCAGGAGGCATTTAGCCGGCGCGGCTCGGTCACCCGTGGTGAGGTCTCGGCTCTGTTCGGGGCTGTGCTCGCGTTGGCGGCCGAGAACGCCGACCTGGTGGAGTACGGCACGGACAGTCGGCCGATCCCCTTCCGCAAGGGCGACTCGCTTCCCCGCACGGTGGCCAAGTTCACCTGGCGTGGGGGCACCAACACCCACACCGCCGTCCGGCAGAACTTCCGCAACCACGACCGGGTGGTTCTGCTCACCGACGAGCAGAGCCACGACAGCTACAGCATCCACGCCCGGTGGCCGGAGTGGATGGTGCAGACGAACCTCACCCAGGTTCCTTTGCCGCCGACGACTCACCTCCATGTGTGGAACCTGGGTGGCTACGTCAAGGGCACCGCACCCGGTGGGCCACGGCACTACTGGTGGGGCGGGCTGTCCGACGCCTGCTTCGCGTTGATCGAGCAGGTGGAGAAGGCTGGCACCGACTGGCCATTCGAGTACCGCAAGTAAGAAGCCGAGGGAGGCGAGCACCCGGGACCGCTCGCCTCCCTCTCTTGTGCCATGGTTGTATCGTCAGGCACGACACATGGAAGGAGTGTAGGACATGAGCGGACCGTTGTCCGGTTGGCCCAGGACCCGGCCGACGAACCGTGCGGTGCTGGCCCTGGTGGCGCTGGGAGCGCTCGCGGTGCTGGCGCTCGGCGCGGGCCTCGTCATCGCCAACAGCCGGGCCGAGCACAAGGCGGTGGAGAACTGTGGTTAGGGCGTTGATCGTTGCAGGGGTCATCGTCACCCTGGCCCTGCTGCTGCTGATCCTGACGATCTATCTGGTGCGGCACTACGCGCGGCAGGAAGACAAGCGGGAAGGCCGGGCGGTCCGTGGAGACCTCACCGGCCGGGAGGAACGGGAGTTGATCGCCCTCCTCGACGATGCCCACGAACTGCTGAAGGGCATTGGCCAGGGCGATCCCCTGGTGGCCCCGATCGACTTCCTCACCGACGGAACCAAGGTTGCCGTTGCCGACTGGCGGCGGCGCTACATCCACATGAAGGGAAAGGTGGAACGTGCGTAAGTCCCTCCAGCTTGCGGGCCTGCTCGCAGCCGGCGCCATTGCCGTCGGGCTGTCCGGCTGCGGTGCCGTGACCGACCCGGACAAGATCGGCATCTACTACAACACGGGTTCCATCGAAGGCTTCAAGTTCGACCACTGCACCATCCCCGGGGCGGTAGACAAGCAGCCGGTCAACGACGAGATCATCTGGCTGCCGAACAACATGCGGACCTGGAACATCGCTCCCCAGGGTGGCGACACGGCCACCCCGATCACCGTCCAGTCCGCACCGGAGAAGGACCAGCCGTCGGGTGTCCAGGTCAACCTGTGGACCCAGACGAACTTCATGCTCAACACCAACTGTTCGGACGCCAACTCGCCGCTGGTGCAGTGGTGGGAGCGGATCGGCAAGCGCTACCACGCGGACAGCGACCAGGGCTGGAAGGACATGCTCTACGCCACGCTGGTGCCGGCGCTGGAGAAGTCGACACGGACTGTCGTGCGCAGTTACAAGGCCGACGAGCTGGTAGCTGGTGTCGTGTTGGCCGACGTTCAGACGAAGATCTCCGCCGAGTTCCAGACCGAGCTGAAGCGGCTGGTCGGCGGCGACTACTTCTGCGGACCGAACTTCGTGCGTGGTAACCCGGCGTGTCCCGAGGTGCAGGTTCTGGTCAAGGATGTCGACTACTCCGACCCCGGCATCCAGGAAGCCCGGAACAAGAAGCAGCAGGCCATCGAGGCGGCAGCGGCGGCCGTGGCCGAGGCCGAGGGTAAGGTCCGGGCAGCAGCAGCGCAGAACGCCCTCTACCAGAACGAGGCGTGGATGCAGTTGGAGCTGGCGAAGCTCCAGCTCGCCCAGGTGCAGGCGTGCGCAGCGTCGCCGAACTGCACCGTCTTCATCGGCGGCAACCCTGGCGGGATGATCGTTCAGGCGAAGTAACACTCTCCGGACGTTCGGGCCGGTGCTGTCGGGTGGCGTGCCGGCCCGAACCTTTTTGTATGTCGGGACTTGACAGACTGTTCAGGTCCGTTGTACGGTCTAGGCATACAAGTCAAGCCCTACCACCCGAGGGAGAAAGCAATGAGCGCCGACATCGAGCAGCGGACCGACGGATCGTTCTCCTACGTAGGCGTACGCGAGCCGGCTTGGCACCAGCTCGGCGTGACCTACCCCAACGCCGACGGGATCACCGTCGAGCAGGCACTGCAAGACCTCGACGCCGGGACCATCGAGTCCATCCCGGTCTACGGCAGCCGGATGACCGAAGACGGTGTGCAGATCATCGACGCCCCCCGGCTGAAGATGAACATCCGGGTACGCCAGTCCGGCCCCGTGTTCCTCGGCGTCACCGGCACCAAGTACACCGTCATCGACGAGCACGAAGGCTTTGCCTTCCTGCAGAACCTGGTCGACTCCGGCGACGCGCTCGTCTCCTCCGCCGGCTTCCTGGACGACGGCAAGCGTGCCTTCTGTTGCATGCGGATGCCCCGCGAGATCCAGATCGGCGGGGTCGACCCCATCGACCTGTTCCTCCTCGGCGCGATGGCCCACGACGGCTCCATGTCCTATACCTGCACCGCCACCCCAATCCGCGTCGTCTGCCAGAACACCCTCACGATGGCCCTGGCCGGTGCGCAGAACGTGTGGCGGGTGCGCCACACCTCCAACGCCAAGCTTCGTGTCGAAGAGGCACGCCGGGCACTGGAACTCACCTTCAAGTACGCCGACGTGTGGACCGAGCTGGCCGAGTCTCTGGTGGCCAAGACCTGCACCGATCGCCGCTTCGAGGCGATCATCACCGAGCTGTTCGGCCCGTCGGAGGACGCCCCCCAGGCTGTCCAGACCAAGTGGGACACCAAGCGCGGTGAGCTGTTCGGGCTGTGGAACGCCGACACGGTGGCCAACGTCAAGGGCACCGCGTGGGGCGCGCTGAACGCCGTCACCGAGTGGATCGACTGGGAGCGTCCGGTCCGGGGCGCTGACGACGCCGACGTAGCGGCGTTGCGGTTCGAGCGTTCGCTGACCGGCAACAACGGAACGGAGGAGCTGAAGCAGGCTGCGCTGGCGGTAGTCAAGCGGCAGACCCGCTGAACAGAAGAAAAGCTGGGGGCGAGCAGCCGGGGGGCTGCTCGCCCCGATCCCGTAGGAGGAGATATGAGACCATGCCCCGCATGCGGCCGGTACGTTTGGACCGTCCAGCAGAAGATCATCGGCGTAGGGCCGGTGACCCTGGCCGGCGCGACACCCAAGCTCGGCGCTCAGGTTGTCGCCGAGCTGAGCTGTGACACCGACCGGGGTGGTTGCGGCTGGAACATCTTCGGCTACCTGGACAACCCGGTCTACGACCCCGCCACTCACACCTTCACCGGGGGACACTTCATCGCGTTCGACCCGCAGCCGGTGTCCGATGACTGAGATTCATCCGGATCAGATCGAGCTGTTCCTGGCTGAAGCGCGGCGCAAGATGGGCCGGTTCGCGGCCCGGACCGTCCGCTACCGGTTCCTGATCAGCCTGGGCTACCACCCGTTGACCTGGATCCGGCGTCGGTCCATCCGCCCCCACCCCGAAGCGGTGGCCTCCCCCGATGTGCGTACCGGAGGACCACGCTGCGGCGGATGTGTCCACCTGGCCCCCCTCGACCTCGATGGTTCGGGAGCCAGGCGGCTGAAATGCTGGCTGAACGGCGGAGAGCGGGTGACCCGAGGAGATGCCACCACCATCCGCGCCTGGTGGCCCGCCTGCACGTCGTACGAGGCCAGGTGAGCTGTGGGACGTCAACCCATACCACCGGCCAGCCCGCAGGCAACCATGGCCCGCTGCACGTCGGCCGTGCTTCAGCTCGGCTACGGGATCAAGGGATGCGGCGGGATCGACATCCTCCGTCCCGACCGGGCGGTGGCCGTCTACCAGCTCGCCCCCCGGGGCGGAGCTGTCGTCACCATCGACGGACAGACAGCGCAGACCCACTACAGAAAAACCTACGCGGAGGCGGAGAAGTTGTTCTGGGTTCTACGATCCATGGTGCGTGGCCTGCCTGTTTGACGTACAGGGTAAGCTATGACAGTATGGCGTGATCATACACGGGAGGAGGAGACCGTGACGGATGCAGGAAGCAAGGTCGTCGAAGATCTCGTTGCACTGCTGCGCTACGCAAAGTTCAACGTCGTAGAGGTGGGATCCGCAAGGTACCGGATCACCAATCCCGACGGTGGAGACATCGCTTTCATGCCCCGCCGGTTGCGGCAGGGACAAACGATCAAGGTGATCCTCAAGGAACTGGCAAAGATCGGCTTCAACGAAGAGGTAGCCCGCACCGCGCGAGAGACCGAGCGCCAGGAGCGCCTGGACGCTGAGCGGGCCAAGGGCAACTCCGCGTTGGCGGATGCGGAGCGGAAGGCCAAGATCCACCAGATCGCTGCAGCGGCCAAGGAAGCACGCGAGACCGTCGAGGAGCTGGACGAGTCGCCAACGACGACGGTGGACGTGAAGCCCAGCGTGAAGATCGTGACGTTGGACGCCGAGCTGGCCCGGCAACTGCTCGCGGCCAATCGTTACTACAACGCCAAGAACCCCGGAAGGTCCAACCGGCGTTTCTACCCCCGGCTCGCCCAGGAGTATGCGTCGCGGATGGCCCGTGGAGAGTGGCTGTTCACCCACCAGGGTATGGGCATGAGCCGCGAAGGCGAGCTGCTCGATGGGCAGCACCGTTGTGAAGCCCTGCTCATCGTTGCCCAGACACAGCCCGAATACTCGATCGAGGTCGAGTTGACCTACGACCTGCCGCCGGAGGCGCGGCGGGTGTTGGACACCGGCCGGCGGCGCACCGTCTCCGACCATCTTCAGATGGAAGGTGAGGTCAACACCCTCACCTTGGCGGCGACCGCCCGGTTGTGCATCCTCTACGACTCCGAGGTCCCTGCTTCGGAGTGGCGGGATGTGTGGCCGTCCGCCGATCAGGCCATCGACTACCTGGAGAAGTTCCCGGAGGTGCGGGCGGCGGTCCGGCTCGGCCATGTCGTCACCCAGAGCACCAAGTTCATGCTCGCAGCCGGCGCGGCAGCGGCGATCCACGTCTGTGCCCGGGAGTGGCCCAACGCCGACCTGTCGTTGTTCCTCGACGGGCTGAAGACCGGGGAAGACCTGCCCGCCGGCTCGCCGATCCTGGTGCTGCGCAACTTCCTCATCCGCCAGGCCCAGGACTCCAAGCGCAAGCGGAACAGCATGGAGCACATGGCCCTGTTCGTCAAGGCGTGGAATTCGTGGGTTACCGGCGCCAATCGCGAGGTCATCCGGCTCACCAAGGCCGAGGAGTTCCCCCGGGTCGCCCCGAACCACGCGGCTGGGTGATCCACCCGGTCACCCTGGAGCGGGTGGCCGACACAACTACAGACGGCTGGAACAAGCTCCGGATCACCTGCTGGCATGGCCGACAGCTCGTGGTCCGGGGCATCCCGTCCGTCGTGGACGGTTACGCCTGGCGGGCAGGACTCAACCCGTGCAAGGTGGTCGGTTGTCCCAACCGCGCACGACCGAAGGAGGAGCAATGACCTACCGCCATCTAGGCGATCAGGAGTTCAAGTCGTTGATCGGCCAGGGGGTCCACACCGCTCTGCGGAAGGGAGTCGATTCCCCGGAGTCGGTCCGTGCCTGGCTGGCTATCGACGATCTGCCCAAGGAGGCGTGGGACACGGTGCTCCAGTACGTCTACGACGGGTTGGAGTCGATCGGGGTGTTCCTGGTACGGCAAGAGGTCACCCCCAAAGCCCGCGAACGGGAAACGGAGGAGCCGGCGGCATGAGGTACTTCTACGACACCGAGTTCGTCGAACGCGGCCCCGAGCATCCCGTCGAACTGGTCAGCTTGGGCATGGTCCGTGAAGACGGCCGGGAGTTCTACGGCATCAGCGGCGAGATTCCGCTGGCTTCGTTGTGGGACAACGAATGGCTGCGGGCCAACGTGGTACCACATCTGCCCCTATCTGTCGACGAATGGACCGACGGTCCCGATCCCCGCCAGCACCCGCTGCACTGGGACAACAGCCACCCGGATGCGGTGCGGGTGATGTCCCGTAGGCAGCTCCGCGAAGAGGTGAGGAACTTCCTGTTCGATTCCTGGACCACCGCCGGCACCCGGCCGGAGCTGTGGGCCTGGTACGGCGCCTACGACCATGTGTGCCTGGCGCAACTGTGGGGGACCATGGCCCAGCTTCCCGACGGTGTACCGATGTGGACCAACGACCTGCGGCAGGAAGTCCTCCGTCGCGGCGATCTGCGGGTGCCGGTGCAGAAGTCCACCACCGAACACCACGCCCTGGCCGATGCGCGGTGGAACGTGGAGGTATGGCAGTGGCTCCAGCGGCTTGACGGTGTGCTGGAGCACATCGACGAGGAGCTGAGCAACCGTGGCTGAACTGAGCGAAGTCGACTACGACGTGGTGGATGCCGTGACCGAGGTCGTCGGCGACCCCCGCACCGCCCACAAGGTACTCGGCGCCATCGGCAACCAAGGTTGCCTGGTCCTTCAGGTCCGGGACGTGGAAGACGAATTGATGCGGGCACTCGCCGAGGCCATCACGGCGTCAATGAACGTTGACCCGCTCAGCTCCACCATGACCCTCGACGTCAGCCAAGTGCTGGACAAGCTGGCCAGCCTCGCCATCTTCGTCGGCAAGCGTCCGCCGCTGAGGCAAGAGTGGCTGTCCATGGCCCAAGGTGGCATCCTCGCCCACCACCCCAGCGACCGCTGCGTCGGTATGCATTGCTGCCTGCACAATCCGTCCAACCACGTACTGCGGGAAGCCCCACTGCACTGGTACGACGCCACCAACACCATGTTCCGCATCTGTGACCACAGCCAGCCCCACCCCGACCCGGACCACCTGGCCTTCGTCGAGATCGTCTACGGGCCGGATGCGGCGGAGCGGGAAGCTCACCACGACTGTGACGGCTGCTGCCGTCCCGAGGAGGAATCGTGATCGACGCACTGCCCCGGCTGGCCGTAGGCAAGCACAAGCGTGGCTCCGGTCAGGCGTGCATCATGAACGCCATCAGCTACCTCAACGGCGACACGATCATCACCGATATGCCGTCGTGTACCGACCCGGTGTTGGCGGTGGTGGCGATCCGAATCAACGACACCCTGTGTACCCACCGGAGCTATCTGCGGCTGGTCAAGCAGCCCGTAGACATTCAGCTCCAGAGCTTCGTCATGCCGGCTGTGCAGCACCTCAAGGTCGAGGTACCGACGTACGAGGAAACCGAGTCACCACTGTTGTGCTCGGACTGCACAGCGCGGGTCTGGAACATTGGCACCCAAATCATCGGCACGTCCTCGGTGTGGCAGGACGACACACTAGACCGGGAACGTATCTACCTGACTCTCGTCGTCGATCTCATCGCGCGTCGGATTCCCTACGCGCCCACGCCCGCCCGCCAGATCCTGGTCGATCTGGTACAGGGCTGTCGAGGCGCCATCAGGATGTTGCCGGACCGTACCTGGGCCGATGATCTCGTCGAGTTGCTGCCGGCGGTCGCTTCGATCGTCGACCTGAACACGTTCGCCTGCGGCGCGGCAACCCTCAGGCTGATCGATGCCATCTCCCACTACGGCGACCCGGGACGCGGCTTCGCCGATCCGTACATGAGGTGGCAGCGGCACATCGAAGCAGCCAACCTCGCCTTCGGCGAACTGGTGGGTACCGCAACGCTCCGCCATGGTCAACGGTTCATCGACGAGTGGCGGGCGGCCACCGGCTACACCACGGTCCGGGACTTCACCCCGGAGGACATAGAGAAGGTGAGGGTCGAGGCATGCCTGTCGCGGTGACCGCTCGGGAGACGTATGAGGAAGGACTGCGGGCGTTGGTGCGGATGCGGGACCTGTCCCGTGCTCGTCGTCTCTACGTCCTGGCTGAGCAGGACGACCGGGCACGGGCCATCTCATCCCTGATGGACGACGTACTGTCCAATCTGTCCCCGGAAGGGCTGCGGGCGGCGCTGCTGACCGCAGTGACGTTCCTCGACTCCGGACCGGAGGTGTGGTGGTGATGCGCCGGCTGGCATGGCTGGCCATCGCCTTCGGGCTGATGCTGGCCTACGTCGGCTTCGTCAGTGCGGCCCCGGAGCCGGAGGTCCGGCCGGCGCAGCCGGCCACCTCCGAGGAGATCAAGCGGCACGAGCTGGAACGGCTGCTGGAGCTGCACAAGGCGTGTGGTCCGGACCGCACCATACCTCCGTGCGACACCCTGGGCACGCCGTGAGGTTCCTCCGGAACGTCTACTGCGGGCTGCTGGAGTGGACCTGCTGGGTGTTGGACTGGGCGCCGTGGAGCCTCGGACCACTCAACCGGCTGCGGTGTCCACATGGGTTGGCTGAGAAGGCGTTCCAGTTGGAGGAGAAGTGGAATCTCGTCCACGGCTACCTCTGGTACCTGTATGGTGTAACCAGACACGACAACGCGAGGGAGTAGACATGTGCATCGATCCAGCGGAGGAGACCCTCGTCCAGCAGGAAGCGCTCTACCTCGGCTCCCTGCGGGAAGCCGTCGACCTCAGCCGTGACGAACGGCACCGCCAGATCTGGTCCGGCCGGGTCGAGTCCTGGGAGAAGTGGCTCGACAGTTGGTACCGGGAAGAGATGGATCGGGACGAGCTGGACGAGCACATTGCCGAACTGCGGGAGCTGGTTGACGACGACGACTCCGACTGGGAGAAGGTGTTGGAGATTGCCGAGCGGGTAGCCAAGGAGCGGACCGAAGAGTGAGCGTCTTCTTCACCTCCGACCTGCACCTGGGGCACGCCCGGATCGTCGAGCTGTGCCAGCGCCCGTACAGCTCCGTCGATGAGATGAATCAGGCGATCATCGGGAACTGGAACACCACCGTCGGCCGCAACGATGTGGTGTTCGTCCTGGGTGATGTGGCGTTGGGTCGGCTGGACGACACGCTCCAGCTTGTCCGCCAGCTCAACGGCCGGAAGCACCTGGTCCCCGGTAACCACGACAAGTGCTGGCCCGGCCACAAGCGCATCCGCCCGAAGGATATCGCCCGGTATGTGGACGTCGGGTTCGAGATCGAATACCGGCACACCTACCACCCCGGCCTGGGCGCCCACCTGTGCCACTTCCCCCGGACCGGGGACAGCCAGGACGAAGATCGGTTCGTCAACCACCGCCCCCACCTCCCCGACGACGAGTGGCTGATCCATGGCCACGTGCACAACCAGTGGTTGCAGCGTGGCTACGACATCAACGTCGGTATGGACCGGTGGTACTACACCCCGGTGCCGATCGAGGACATCCGGGAGTTGATGGCTTACGGCCCACGGGACCTGCGGGCACGTGTTCAGCCCACCGGGAGCCGGTGATGGAGCACGTTCACAAGATGGTGCGGGTCTGGACGGTGGAGGCTGGCGGCCAACGGATCGAGCAGTGGATCAACTGCCGTGCGCCGTTGGTCACCGGAACCATGACAGCCAGCTATTCCGAATCCGAACAGCGGATCGAGGACTGGACCGATGTGTCACCACTGCTGGCCGGCCGGTCGGTCCACGTCTCCCGTCCCCCGAAGCTCCTGGGAGCGGAGGCCACAGTGACCCTGTTCCTCGCTGCGTTGCCTGACGACAGTGGAAGCTACTGGGGTATGCGTGTCCTCCCGGAACAGACAGCCGGTTAGGCTCGGGACCATGACCAATCTGACCAGTTCCGTGGACCATGAGCTGACTGTCGAATACGTCCCGGTGGGGGAGCTGCGGGAACACCCGGAGAACCCGCACAAGGGTGACATGGACGCCATCCGGGAGTCCTTGGCCACCAGCAAGCAGTACGCCCCCGTCATCGCCTCCCGGGTGTCCGGTTATGTCCTGGCCGGCAACCACACCTTCCGGGGCATCGTCGAGCTGGGCTGGGAGAAGGTTGCCACCGTCTTCCTGGAGAACCTGACTCCCGAGGCCGAGAAGCGCATCCTGCTGTCCAGCAACCGCATCAACGCCCTCGGTACAGACGAGCCGGAAGCGGTGCTGAGGCTGTTGCAGGCGCTCGAAGACGACCTGGCGGGTACCGGATACACCAGCTCCGATCTGGAAGACCTCAGCTACGTCCTGGCCGGTGTGGAGGAGATCACCGCCCCGGACACCGATGCCCATTCCAACGAGACCGACGAGCAGCGGGCAGAGCGGGCGGAGCGGGTCGGCAACTGGCAGCCGCTGTCCGCGCAGGGACTGGCGGAGATCATCCTGGTGTTGACGACGGAGAAGAAGCAGCAACTGCTCGACTGGTGTGAGTGGCTGCGGGGCCAGTGGGGTCCGTTGACCAATGGTGAGATCGTCCACGCGGCGTTGGCCCGGGTCGTCGAACGCCCCGGAGAAACCCCCAAGGAGTAGCCATGGTGACCCGGTGGAACGAGCAGACCCTCCACGAGTACGCCGACTTCCACCGGGCCAGCCTCGCCTCACGTGACGTAGACCCGGTGTATCCGGTGGTCACCTACCTGGCCGACGTGTTCGAGATGACCCGCGACCAGCGGACCTGGCTCGGACTGTTGCATGTGGCCTACTACGACCTCGGCTCCACCCTCCTCGGCTACGCCCTGTCCCGGGGTGAGTGCGGACCGATGGCCGGGGAGGCGCTGCACCTGCCGTGTGGGACAGAACGCCGAGGACATCGCGACCCAGCCCAGTTGGCGCGGCACCTGTCCTCCCTGGCAAGGTTGGCCGACTCGCACGGTGGTCTCTACCAGTGGCTCGACGGCTACCGGCAGGCCGGCAACCACCCCTACCCCCAGGTCACCGAAGGACTCCTCCGCGTCTACGGCAATGGCCGATGGGCCACCTACAAGGCGTGTGAGCTGCTGTCCCACCTGCTGCGGGAAGCTGACGACGCCGACTGCGACTGGGCCGCGATCGAACCCGACGACATGGGCCACGCCCACTCCTCCGGCCCTCGGAAGGGACTCGCCCGACTGGTCGACTTCCCACTCACTGCCGGCAACGGACCCATGGACGTGTATGAGCTGAACCGACTCTCTGCCGATCTGATGGACCGGCTGCGGGGACTGCCCGGCACTGTCGCCCAGTTCGAAACCACCCTGTGCGACTTCAACTCGATGAAGGAAGGCCACTACCACGTCGGCCACGACATCGAGTTGATGCGTATCCAACTCCGGCGGGCGGAGACCTGGGCCGGCAAGTATGCCATGTCCTGCGCGGTGACCGAGTTCGGTAAGGCTCAGCTCATGCGGGAGCTGCTGGATGTGGCCTGGTACGCGCGGCGGGACACCTTGCCGCACAACTACCTGACGGAGCGATCATGAGCGTTGTCGTTGTCGGTGGGGGCTTCTGGGGCACGGCCATCGCCCACCGGCTGCGGGACCTGACCGTCACCTGGCTCATCGACGACAACTCATTCGAAGGCGCCTCCCGGGCAGCGGCTGGTCTGGTGATGCGTGGCTGGTACGCCGACAAGACCCGCACCGCACTGCGGCTGCCTTCATGGTGGACCGACGAAGACTTCTCCGCCGGCTGGGCGCTGCTGGAACAGGTCGGACTCAAACGGGTCGGTGAATACTTTGCCTCCAGCCAGCACCCCCAGTGGCGACACCGCAACGACTTGTGGTTGCTCGACTCGCCTCAGGCTGTGTTGGACCTCGTGCGCCCGATCCGGGCACACGTCCACCGGATCTTCGACGGTGGCGACCATATGACCCTGATCACCAGTGAAGGTGAGATCACCACCGCAGCGGTTGTCGTCGCGGCAGGCGCCCACACCGATGATTTGCTGGCTGCCAGCCATCTGCCCCTCACCGGGGTCCAGCGGTTGCCCGGCCGGGCCTACCTGCTGCCCATGGAACCACCGCATGGGGTACCGCACACCTGGCTGGGGGCACCGTACCGACATCTGACCTGGCGTCCATACGGGACCGGTGGACGGCTGGGCGACACGGTGGAGCTGTCCCCCAAGGCGAAACTCGGCTGGGACCGCTACGTCACCGCAGCCCGGCACAAGATGGAAGCACCCTCCCCCACGGGGGAGGTGTACGGGGTGCGTCCGGTCCTCCCCACCATCGTTGCTGACCGGATCGCCCCCCGGGTGTGGGTGGCCACCGGAGGACATCGGGTCGGGCTGGCCCTCGCGGGCGGAGTCGCTCGGCACATCGTCGAGGAGATGAAGAAGGAGCTGAGAGTATGAGCGCGGAACTGGTCTACCTTGCTGGTCCTCCCGGTGTCGGCAAGAGCACCCTCATGCAGGAGCTGACCCGGCGGCTGGAAGGCACCGTCGTCTCCGACCCGTTCGCCCACACCTACTGGACCTACCCCGACGGCACCCTCCAGGCCATCGAACTGGGCTGGCGACGCCCCACCTTCGCCGGAACGGACACCTTGTCGATGCGGGTGCAGCCGGCGGTCGTCGAATGGCTCGGACTCCAGGAATACCCACTGATCCTGGGGGAAGGGGATCGGCTGGCCAACCGTAACTTCCTGCACGCCGCCGCCGGCCGTGGCTACCACATCACCCTCGTCGTCCTCCGTGCCCCGCAGGATGTACTCGACGAACGGCGTGACGAACGCGGCTCCCACCAAAACGGTGCCTGGATGAAAGGCCGGGCCACTAAGGTCGAACGCCTGCACGCCTATGCCCAAGCTGACGGCTACCGGGTCATCGACCTCGACACCCGCACCGAACCCGCTGCCCTTGCCGCAGACCTGGCCAACCGGCTGTCTCCCATCCTGGGGTGGTGGAGTTGACCTGGCCACCGGTCGAGTTTCGCCCAGCCCCCAACTCACCGATGGAACAACACTGGACCCGGGAACGGTCTCGCCGGGAACGGTTTCGCCGGGAACGGGAAGCCCGTGACGCCGATCCGGTCTACATGGTGTTCACCAGCCGAATCCTCGACACCACCGAGATCAAATGGGAGCTGGCACTCGTTACCCGCAACCCCACCCGGGCGTTGGACACTGCCCGGATGCTCTCCGGCTTCGTCGTCAAAACCCCCGTTGTCGCCGACTACCGTGCTGTTCCACGTGAAACATCGGAGTACGAGTGACCACCCCCGCACAGCTAGCTGCCCAACGGGAAGCCCTAAGCCGATACTGGACCCATGGCGAAGGTTCTATCGAATGGCGACCTGCCCGGCTCGCCTCCTCCGCCGGCTGGTGCGCCCCAGCCGAGACGAACCATTCCTTCAGCCACACCACCACCCCGCCGTGCCCACCCCACTCCTCGGCGACCTGGCAGCGGCAACCGAACAACAGCGACAACGTTGGGATGAGGAAGACGCATGGCTGAGAGAACAATGGGACCGCACCAGGAGCTGAACCCATGATCGAACTGCGGCTGCGGACCCGGCTCCGCAAAGAAGACCTCGAACCCAAGATCGGAAAAGTCCTCGGACCCCGAGACTACGACGCACTCCTCACCGGACCAGCCCGCGTCACCAAACCCGACGGGCGACCCCTCTGCGTCTACCTCCCCGCAGCCCTCACCCGATACACCCAGAATCGGGAGA